CTTCCTTCTCGCCGTCTTCCTCAACGGGAGCTTCTTCAACCGGGGTTTCTTTCTCTTCAGCGACTTCCTCTGCTGGGGTCTCTTCGCCACCAAACGGCGGGACTTCAGCCGGAGCTTCCTCGACAGGGGCAATCGTGATGCCGAGATTATCGGCGGCGTTCTCCATGTCCTCGGCGAGACCGTCGAGAGCCTGATAGACTTCGTTATACGCCATCTCAAACTGTTCTGGAGCTTCCTCGGCGAGACGACGCAGACGGGACGCGTAGTTCTTCTTCGCGGCGATACGAGCCTTCAGAGACGCCGTTTGCGGGACGCCTCCCAAGTCAAGATTCTGACTCATGGACTGGAGTGCACGCCCGAGTTCGGCAAAACCCTCGGCGAGTTGCGCCAACGCGGCGTCAACCTCTTGAGGCTCTTCGAGTGCGACACGCTTCAATGTCGCGAATTTCGCTGAAGCAGCCTTTGCTTTCTCGCCGACAACCTTTGCGGCAGCGCGGGCTTGGATACGGGCACGGAGTGCCTCTCGTGCGCTAAGCTTTGTTGCTGGTGTTGATGCCATGGTGTCCTCCGACCCTAAAAACCGTGTCTCACTTCTGGAATCTCTGGTGCAACTGTTCTCGGGGGCGCTGGCGGTTTCTCATCCAAGAGAATGACCGCGTTGCCCTCGTTCCCCGTGTTATTGTGGGGAAGCCGTCCTGTGTCACCGGGAATCTGTGCGAGTTCACTCGGGGCAATCGCCACGAGGTTCAGGCTAGCCGCAACCGGGACGGACTTTGGTCCTTCAACTTTGTGTTTCGTAGTTGGTTTTTTAGCCTTGATGTCGCCGATAAGGCGTGCAATCAGTGAGGTTTCAGCCAATTCTGGGTAGCCTTCGACGAACTTTTGAATGGTTTCCGAGAGTTTGGTCGCGATGAGTTGGTAGTAAGAGGGGGACTTCCCGGTGGCTTTCATCCATTTCTCGCCGATGTCGGACGACTTCGTGACATCATCCCGGGCGATGCGTTCCTCGTAAATGATGATGTCGAAAAGCTTGAGGATGTTCTCCGCCGTTCCTCCTCGTTGTGTCTCGACCAACCATTCCCCGTACTCACGGCGGAAGTACGCGATGTCTTCCCACGACTCTTCTTCCGAGAAAGAATCCTTGGGTTGGTGGGCGTGTTCCGGGGTATCGATAACGTTTACGTCTTCCCCGCCCTCCCCCGGCTGTATCATCGGGGTGTCAAGTTTTTCACGAATACCCGAGTGGCTCTTATCGGTCTTAATCATGGCTCCCGGTATCGTGGTCTGGAGTTGATTCAGCGTGCGAACAGCCATCGAACGGAAAGCCACAAATTGTTGCATGAGAAAAATACTGACCCGGCGCTCAAGGGGTTGATTCTTGTTGCGCTCCACCTGTTTTCGCGCTCTGGGTTTGAAAGTCGAAAGGATATCCTTTTCGAAAATGAGGTCGATGATGAATTGATGCAGAGTTTCGTCGAGAAGCTCTTCATCCGGTTTTCCCTTCGAGAGATACGTGGACGCGAACTTGTACAACCACTTGGACCAATTCATTTGGGGGTCAACAGGGAGACCGTGAGCCTGAATAGCGGCATTCACGTATTCGGTGAAATCCTTGTTATAAGCGTAGAACCGCAACACATGGGCGAGTCGTGCTAACCCGCGAGGAAGCGGGTCCATGTCCGCGAGTCCCGATGCCGTGACGTAGAAACTCTCAACGGGGGTGTTAAGACGGAAGGAGACTCCGTTTGCTCCGGCAGTCTTGGCGATGACCCGGAACCGACGCCCATCGACGGTCTCGATGACCTGACCCGTATTGATTGCACTGGCGAGTTTCTGAACGTTCACGGCATCCCGGCGCTGTACAACGCCGAGAGCTTGAGCATCCAGTTTCACGTTAGTCTTGAGTCTTGTCGTTCGGGTCGAAGGACTCGGACTTATCGTCGTTGAGAACCGAGGTCACGACATCCACATACTCTTCGTGGTCCTTGAACGCCTGTGGTCCTTGTTCCTTGCCGTTGTCGTCAGCGATGTCGGATTTCGATGCCGCGGACTTCAGACCTGCGGATGCCGCGAGCTTCCCATACTCAGAAGCGAACAGCCCATCCATGGCTTGACGGTCGTCTTTTGCGATTTGCTTTCCCATCGTATATCCCCTTTGCAAAGGTGAGGTTGCCCTCGTATAGGGCTGAAAAGTCGAGAAATTGGTAAACTACTGTAACAACATGGTTTCCCGACAGGCTAATTATGCCCCCATGATGGGCAGAAATAGGATATGGGCGTCACTCGAAGTCAACAGGACTTGACCACTAGGCTGCGTGAAAATAGCCTGAGACGTGATGATAACGACCTCGTAGGCTCCCGCTGCGACCGTGTAGGTCACATTCGCGAAGCGTCCGAATTGGTCCGGAGCTGAGGTGATGCCGAATGTATGCGGACTCGCGTCCGAGTTGAAGACAATCAGCATGTCCCGTCCCGAGGACTGATAATAGTTCCCGTTCACGGGGTCGGATGCTTGAAAGGCTTTGTCAAGCTGCCCTTGCGAAACACCAGCGGGCGAAAGCAAAAATGCAGGGGCGAAGTTCGTGAGTTGTGTTGCCATCTTATTCTCCAGACTAAAGTCGTGCTCTATGAAATAACTGCGTAGTTAGGATTTATGTCACCACCAAGGTTGTCTGCGCCGTAAGCGGTGTCACACCGATGATAATGGGGTTGAAGGATGAGTCAAATGCCCCGATAGTGATGACTGTCGTCGATGCAAATCCCGAGGGCACCGGGTAGACTCCACTTCCAACCGAAGGCAGAAACCCTGAATTTACTCCTCCGATAGACTGGGCTAGAAGTAAATCAATGGGGGAGGCATAGGTGCCGTTGTCGTGACCGGTGTGGGCTTGAATTTCATATATCGCGAAGTACTGACTCCCCTGCCCTCCCACACCATTGATAGTCACATTGACAGAACCACCGGGAATCCCTTGCGTGATAAAGATGTCAAGTTCTGAACTGTTTGGACCTGCGGTCACGTGTGCGATTTGCTGATAAACATTGAACTGGGTATCACTCACGGTCACAGTCGGACTCCCAACCGTGGGCACAATCGGGACGGCGACCAAGATAGTATTCCCCTGAGAAGTCGGAGCCAAGCCATGAGGACCGGGACCGCTGCCCCCTGATTGTTGAACAACAGAAACGGAGTTCCCAGTTAATCCAAAAGCGAATATAGACGACACCCAGTCTTGACTCGCGGACCCAGTCGCAGACCCCGAGACAGGAGTCAGCGAGTTCAAAATTTGATAAAAAGCGTCCGCAACAGCCGTCCCTGTTGGAGGCTGAGTTCCGAAATTCGACCACCCGCCCCCCGGTGTGAAAACATCAGGGTATGAGGAAGCCATAAAAAATATTGCAACCTCGGGATTGGCGGCTGGGGTCAACGGTGGAGTTGTAATCGCCGTCCCTGTCCCTGTTGTACTTTCCTCTGTATCGAAAGTCGTGACCCCATTCGTGGCTTCGGAATCGAAAGCTATCGTCCCACTCACTTCCGTCAAATACCAGAAAGATGTTGGAGAATCCGCGGCGACTGCGGCCTCATACGTAGTCTGGTCACCCCCAATCAGGGCTGTATAATGAGTGGAAATCTGCGTCGGTGTCAGGACCACCGTGTCCCAAACAGAAACGTGAGAGATGAAAGAATTCAGATAGGAAGAAATTGTGGGCCAACCACCGCCAACAGTGCCGGGACCGTTAGCGATACGCCACCATCCGGGTTGCGAACCTACATCGCCTGATGTAAAAGATGTAACAACAGCCGCACCATCGATGTAGATTATGATACTCGCCCCATTCGTCGTCACCGCGCATTGATGCAATACTCCATCGTTGTAAGCAATCGGAGTCGTGGCTGAGAGTTGATTCGTGGTCCCGTTGTAATACCCGGCTCCAATTTTGCCGTCAACCCCCATGTAGACGCCAAAAAGAAGAGATGCATCTGGGGGCAACTGATTCGGGCACACGGTGACAAAGAAGCCCCCAGCGGTTGTCGTGGTTTGGAACCAAAACTCTGTGCTGGCATTCGGGTCGTAGAGTTGCGTGAGGCTGTTCGCCGTGTAAACGTAGCCTGTATTGCCTCCGAATTCGACTCCAATCAAGCCCGGAGACGTGATTCTTATATTCGGGACATTGAAACTCGTCCACGACAAATTGACCGCCGTGTCGTGAACTGCGGGATTCGGAACCGCGGTGATGCTGATAGTCGGAGGCAGGCTTCCGTCTCCCTGTGTGCTATAGGTGGAAATCGATGCGAGTCCGTCTAGAGGCTGAGGAACTCCCTCTGAATCGTGAAAAGGCGAACTCGGGATGTGGTGGACGACCTGCACAACAGAGGCGGCGTCCACGACTGGATTCCCAGACAGGAATGGGGCTTGCGTGTACATCAAATAGCGATTGTTGTTTGGGTCGAAGACGAAACTTGAAATCGCAAGCGGGTCGCCGTTGAGCCAAATCTGAAGGTCTCGCCGAGGGTCGAAACTTCCCAAGACCGCACTCGTGAACGGACCCGTGAGTGGAGCACACAGGAGTTGTACCCGGTTCGGATACGGCGCATTGATGACAGTGCTCAACATTATTTCTTCTCTTTTTTCCACGGACGAGATGCGGGCGTAATCTTGATGTCAGATGGCTGGAATTCGACATCGGGTAAAGATTCCCATGTATAAGGCATATCATAATCGTAAGCGGGGTTGCCGGGAACTTCTTTTCGTGGCACTTTCTTCTCATATTTCGTAAACGGGATATCGACCTTAAAACACTCGGTTCGAGTACAGATGACTGCCCATGAATGGTGCTCATCCCCGGTGCCGTGCACGACCTCACCACCCCAATTAGGGTGACGAGACAACGCCGTTTCAAGAATAGCTGAGGCAATGTAATAGCAGATACCCTGCCAAGCATGTTCCGGTCCTGCCTCATAGATTGCTTGTGCTTCTTGCACAAAAACAGGACGTAGTTCTTCAAGCGCCATACGTAATGACTTCTGCGCCGAAGACTTTTTTCCCCAGGACTTGATGCGGTCCTTGAGTTTCTTCAAGACCTGCTTCCAACGAGGCTCGTAGGGCAACCCTTTGTCGAGATGTGGCCCCTTCGGGTGCTCTTTCGTCGCCGGGGACTTCATACGCTGCCGTTCTTCCCGCAGCAATTCTTCCTGGACCTCGCGGTCACTCGGTTCCGGTTTCGGTTTTTCCGGTGTGGGGACTCCCCATCCTTTGACGCGTTCCTTGAGCTTGTCCAAAGTCTGACGCCAGCGCGGCGTCGGCTTCTCCAACGTGGGGTGCTTCTTACGCTCTTCCGTCGTCGCAGGGGTCTCGCGTTGGACAATACCCTCCTGTTCGAGAATGAGTTTCTTCTCTTCCTCTTTCGCCAAGTCTTCCAAGCCTTCGATTTCAGGCGTGACCGGCTTCTTGCGAATCGTCGGCGGCTCCCATCCTTCTTCCTCGCGACGGCGTTCCGTTTCTTCAACTTTCTTCTTACGGATGATGTTGTTGATGTTATGCTGCACGGACGGGAGAATGCGCTCGAAGACGGCTTTGCAATGTTTGCAAATCACGAAGTTATTGCGGAGGTCGAGACGCTGCGTCGGAGCCTGCAAGAGCGGACGCGGCTGGCCGAGGAGGCCATCCCGTTGATGGAGATTCCATTGCGCCCCCCAGTACAGGAACGCCGGACAGGAACACGAGCACTGGACATCGAGGTCATTCGCATTCTGGTCTTCCTGAATCTTGGCGACATCGAATTGAACGCGAGTCTCATGCCCGCGGGGGTCGGAATTTTCGAGGTGGCAGGTAACCCGGTATTGGAGCATCAAATTCTTGGGGTCGGATTTCACCAATTGGGGCACGCAACCGGGGCGGTTTTTAATAGAGAATGCGTTCGTCTGGACCAAAAGCTCTGGCAAAGAAACGGCGACCTTAGAATTATCACGCGGGGTTAGCCCCACCTTGTAGTTACCCGCCAAAAGAACACCAAGTGGGATTCTTATCTCCATTTAGGCAAATCTCCCATTGACACGCAGTCGTGTCTGGGATTGCTTTCTAGCCGTCTCTGCTTGAGCCGTTCGTTTTTCAGGTGTCCAAATCATCGCCTGCCGTGCTTTTTCCGCCTGTTGTGCCGCCGATGGTCTGCCAAACCGCCATCCGCAACCTAGATAACTTTGAATTGCCCCTAGAGGGACTCTCTTTTCTTCCGCACCTTGGGTCATCCATCGAAAAGCAAGGTTGGGGTTGTTCACACAGGCTTCACGAAGATGTTGGCGGTGCGCTTCCGAAAACACGAGGTTCTTATGGGCTTCACTTAGTTTACGACGATGTGTCTCCGATAGTTTTCGTCCACGCTTCGCATCCGCCATCTTTTTGTGGTTAATGCTCTGCCCACCGGCAGCGAGGTTGTAGCCTCGAAGTCGGGTCTCGTATTGCTGGATATAGTGAGTCTCCAAGGCATTCAATTCTTCTTGTGAACCCCCATGTGCCAATTCTTGGAGAGAGAAGCTCTCCGGACCATACTTTCTAAGAGCGGAATGGAAATATGACTTCGAGCCATTCTTGGCTGCCGAGATATGGAGTCTCCATCGGGTCTGGAGCGGTAGCGTGGTCTGCCCGATGTATGCCTTCCCGTTCGTGATGTGAGTCGCTACGTAGACGATGCCCATGAACACACCTGTCCTCACTTAGAATCGAAAAGACTTGATTTCAGGGGTTAGAAACGGGGGAGCCGGTTTCTAGTTAGTGGGTCTAGAGTGTTCTGCAAAGTTGAGGTTATTTTTTGGGGCTAATTCTCTTCTTTTGGGCCGCTCTGTAGTCTTCGAGGTAGGTAAAAGATGACGCACAATATCCTCGGTCTTCTTTGGAATTGTCAGCACAATAATCAAGCTTTGCTTTCTCGTCTTGTTGTTCCATTGTTAGTGAAGGTGGCTCGGGAGGCTTTGGTATTGGATTTACAGCCACACAATTACCAGTGCGCTCGAAATTGTCTTTTGGGCTACCGATAACATTGAAACTCTCTTTGAAACGCCCCGTAGATTGCTGTACTTTCAGGGAGTACTCTACCTTATGCCCGTTTTGTGCTTGATAAGTTTCATTAAAAGAGACTCGACTGTCGTCAATAGCCATGGCGGTTAGATGTGATGCACTGCCATCACTGCCGAAAAAGTTCAAATTAGTGTCAAAAAAGAGTGTCATCCATTGACCATCGAGATAGGTAGAAGGCATTGAAGAACTATCCTCTACGCCATCTCGATAAGTGGTGATGTAAACATCACCATCGTCATGAGCCTTCAAATTAAAGTCGTACTGCGCCGTTCTCTTGTTCCAAATCCAAAACTTTTGAGGACGCAACCATCCCCAAAAATGCCCCCCAATAACAAAAAAATAGTCTTCATAGTCTAGAAAGCAGGCGTAATACACACTGGATGAATCAAGGCTTTTGTCATGTGCTCCAAGTAACCCCTCATAAGAGGCACACCCGGCTGAAACATTGGGGCAGGAAAATTGGGTAGATACTGGAATCCCAATTGTAGCTCCTTGCGGGATGGGGACAGTCGTCGATGAGGAAATTCGGGGGCATACAGCACAAGCGCCTTCAAAGTTGATGCATGTTCGACAATAGGCTGGGGTGTATTCTTGACACCTCATGATTCTCACCCCCAATAAAAAAATCGCAATCAAAAACAGTAGTTTCTTCATACCCATAACCTCTATTCACAGTATACCACCACTCAGGTCAAAAAATCTAGTTCAGTACGCGAACGGAGCCGGGTTTCCCTCGCCAAAAAACACGATGGGGATTTTCTTCCAGTCTCCCCGCCAATAGCCGAGAGTGAAGAGGCGACGAGCGACGAGAACCCGGACGACGCGGCGGAACTCACAGATTGTCATGTCGGACTTCAAGTTATTGCAATAGAAGCAAGCCGGGAGGAGGTTGTCATCCTTGTTCGTGCCTTCACGACTGCGAGGCTTTGCGTGGTCCACAGTCTCAGCGGGATGTCCGCAGAACCAGCACAGACCCCCGAGCTTAAACATTGTGCGATGCCACCGAATTTTGGGTACCCTAGACATGGTCCCTCCCGAAATAGTATAGCACACTATACCGTGGAATCTGGAATTCGCTTCTTGGCTCCCCCAGAGGGCTGAGGACTCGCGGACGTGGTTTGCCCGCCACCGGGCTGCGAAGGACTCCCGGCGGGCTTCCCATTCGTTCTAGAGGGCATTCTAGCCCCTCCATTGCTCCGTTTGGGAACATCGTTGGCGTGGATTTCGGTAATCCAGCCCGATTTCATGAGACCGGTGAGACCCGCGGAGGATTGATTCGGAAGCACTTTTTGAATCTCGCCGTTGCGATACACGGTGACCTTGTTTTGATTCTGGGAATCGAAGACTAGGATGTCACCGGGGCGAATGAGGAATTTCGAGGTTTGACCAAAATCTACGGCTTGACGCACGAGAAAACTCTTCTGCATTGAATCCCCCGTAAGCAATAATACTCGTTAGAAACAAAAACGAGGCAGCGAGTTTGACCTCGCTGCCTCGTGAAAGGGTTTCCGACGACCGGTTAGGCGTCTTCTTGCCCAGCTCCAGAGCCAGACCCGGTGATGCCGTTGCGCGTCACGAGGATGCGCTGGACACCGCTTGGGTTGAAGACCAAGAAGCCGAGGATTTCGAAGATGCTGAACCCAATCTGACGGAGGTCAGGACGGTCAGCCGACATGACGGTGAGAGGAACACGCTCGGGGATGACGCCCAAGAACTCGGCGTCCGCCAGAACGTAGACCGTGCCGTAACCGACTTTACGGGACTGGAGTAGTGTTGCGCCCCAGAGGTATCCCATGACGCCGGTCTTGAGCAGCTTGCGCTGCGTTTCACGGTCGATGTTCTGCTGCGTCCACTTCAGCAAGTCCGCGTAATCGCGGGGGTTGAAGAAGGAGTACGCAACCGACAAATCGTGACGGCTGATGCTCGCGAAAGCATCGGCCATGTTCTCAACAGAAATCGGGGCGTTGACCGGGAGGTCAATGTTGAACACCGAATCGTTGACAGTCGTGCCGCCCGGGATGCTCGATGCAACCGAGTCAAACAGACCAAAGACGTAGCTGTCCTCGGTAGCGCCGACTTCAGCCTTTGCGAGGTTGAGGGAGCGGGCGACCAAGTCGAAGCGACGTTCCTTAATCTGAGTGATAGGAATCATCGGGTTTGCCGCGATTTCAAACGTCGGAACCGTGACACGGGTGGGCTTGACCACGTTGATGATGTCTCCACCCTCATCACCAACGACGTAGGCTTGCACGAAGGACGCGCCTGTCGTGTCGAATTCCTTGTCGTAGATGGGGAGAGCGCCGTCAGGAAGCGTCTCGACCATGAGTGCCTTGCGGGCGATGCTCATGTAGTCGCGACGGCGACGGAGGGAAGGTCCAAGGGATGCGGCGAGCTTCTGGCGACCACCTGCGGTCTTCAGAAGTTGACCAAGCATCGCTGTCTGTTGCTGTGTGCGAGAAAGTGTCATATTCGTTCTCTTAGCTCCTCGTTATAGCAAGCTCGCGACGCCGAGCCAGTTGTTGACTCCACCGTACTGGTAGGAGCCGGGGCCGTAAAACGAAGCCGCGCCCGGTAGACTTGTGCAGATGCCGACCTTGATGGCAGCGGTTCCCGCATGCCCAACGCCGGTGTAGAGACCCTGACGGCTGCCTGATGCGCCACCGCAATACAGGTAACCACCGAGGGTGTAAGAATCTGTGGTGTCGAAAGCGACGGAATCAACGGCACCGTACCACAGTGCACGAACTACAGGAGCCTTGCCGGAACCCGAAGGTCCGATGGAGCCGCTGAATTCGCCGGGGTCGTTGAGCAATGTGCCGAACGGAATGTTTCCGCCAGCCGAATCGCCGATTGCGGGTACAATGACCGGGACGCTGCCGGGAAGGTTGATGGATGCCGCGATAGCCATGATTCGACCACCGAGATATCCAGCCGACTTCAGAGCAGGCTGGTCAAGGGCGGGGTTGCCGGTCAGGACTACGTCTGGCACGGTGTTGCCCACATTTTGGCCATAGTAAAAAACTTTGCAAGCCATGTGTTTCCCTTTGAAGGATTGGTTGATTTTGCTCTCCGCAAACCGTAGACAAGGGCTGTCGTCAGGTCTATACAGAGATGCATTTAGTGGCTAGACACCCTTACGGGAGCCGAGCTACACTATAGGGGTTCATATTGGGAGAATGCGTTAATTAGTGAACGAGAAGCCAAAAAAGAAACGGCAGACTTAGAAAGTCTGCCGTTTCAGGAATGCATGTACTCCGAATTAACGACGACCGCGGATGTTCCGCTCGTCTTCGACAGCATCAATCGAAGCGAAGAGAATATCGGCGACGTTGGCTTCCGGCACGGCAGGAGCCGCAGCGGAGGTCTTGATGTGCTTCAATCCGGGCTTCTTCGAAGCTTCCTTCGCAGCCGGAGTTTCGAGCGCGGGGGTCGCGTCCTGCTTCACACGCTCTTGGTCGTTGTCCTGTTCGTTGAGACCCTCGACCAGCAAGGACAGGATATCCTCGTCGTGGTCGCTCTTGTTGTCACGGTCATCGGTGCCGTGTTCGGATTGGAACTTCTTCGCAGCGTCTTGGAAGCTGTTCACGACCTCGAAGCCGTCAACGGTTGCAGCCGTGCGTTCGAAGAGAGACGCCATCGGGTCGGCGCTAGCTTCGTGAGCGAACATGTCTTCCAGAGAAGCCATCTGAGGTTGGTCGAGATTTGCTTCTAGGTCCGCGCTCGCGCTCGGTCCAAAGAAGTCTTCGTCCGCGCTCTCGTGGTGCTCGTTGGCGAGATTCGATGCCTTCTCGGTCAAGTTTGTGTCGGAGAAGATGTCTTGCATATTGACTTCTTCGCCTTCTGGTTCCGGACCCCCGAGACCTTCGCCGGTTCCGAGACCCGTGAGGTCAATTTCCTCAGCCGGGGACTCTTCCTGCGTGATTTCGGTCTCGATGGCTTGGACAGCGTTTGCGGCTTCCTCAACCTTTTCGAGCAATTTGCCCTTCATGTCATCTTGAACCAGACCTTCGGCGGCTGCCGGTGGGACTTCCTCGGCAGGGGCTTCCGGTGCCGGAAGAGCGTCGGCTGCGTTCCCGGGTTCGGTAGCGCCATCGCCCATCGGTGGCATGTCTTCAGCCTTCTTGGTTACCGATGCGGTCTGAGTCTTGGTTTGGAGAACTTCGCCTGCATTCGGCTTTCCATCGACGCCGAAGTTTGCTTCCTTTTCGGTCGAGCTTTCCTTCTCATCGGAGGCGCGAATCTCGGCCTTGTTATCGATGACAGCGGAAGGAGCCTTCGGGGCGGAGGACATCGGTTTCGGAGCCGGGGCGGGGGCTGGGGTCGCGGCGGGAGCCGGAGCGCCAGTTCCGAGGTCAGCGACCTTGGCGGCATTCTTTGCGCGAGCAGAATCCTGAACGGAGTCCACAATCTTCTCGCCACCCTCGGTCTTGTCAACGGTGTCAGCCTTGCGGTCTTCGGATTTCGAGGCATCCATGCCTTCGGGTTCCTTACGGTTGCCCTCGTCGTACTTCGCGGGCTGAGGACCGGCGTCCTTGCGGTCGTCGGCGGTCTTCGCGGCGGCGGATTTCGCGTCGCCACTGAGTTCCGACTTCACGGAACTCTTCGCCTTTTCGAGGTCACCACTGGCTTCGAGAAGCTGATTCATCTCGACCTTGTGGACCTCACGGAGCGTGTCCGCAATCTTAGTATAGTGGGCGTTGAGCGCGGTCTGACGGAGTGCGGCCTTCAGCACCTTTGTGGAAGCCGCAAGCAAGACGCTCGCAAACTTCTTCCGCACGTCAACGGGTGCGGTCGGAAGCATGGTCTTCGCGATGGTGTATGCCGCCGCGACACGAATCTGGGCTTCCTTGCCAATCTCAATACGCTTCGCTTGACGGGCAGCAATGCGCTGTTGAAGCGTCGGTGTCTTCTTTGTTTCGTTCGCCATGGTCAATTTCTCCATTCCTCAAGACCGGAATAGGGGTTGATACCCCTTCTTATTTGAGGTCCGTAGTTTACTTTTGAGGAAAAAAGCGACTTTTAGCCCAGACTCGCGGCCTTTGGAAGCTCTTTTTCCTCTACATCTTGGGCTATATCCTCGCCTTCTTGCTCAATCGGATAAACGTCATCCGGAGTCGCGTTGAAGAGTTCCGCCGCTTCATCAACGAGGGTCCGAAGAGTGAAAGTCTCGGCGTACTGCGTATCAAGAGCGCCGAGGACATCATCCGCGGGGGTCGCCCAACCCCCTGTTTTGAATTCATTCCATGCTTTCTGAAGACCCATGCGATAATGCAGGGCTTCCAGCACGGAATCAAATTCAGCTTGGATTTCCAGCAAATCAGCTCGCTTGCGAGCGACAATCTTTCCCTCTTTTTCATCCGTGGAGGGAGAGAGGAGGGTGAGTTCCGCCTCGGTTTCCGAGAGTTCCGCCTCGTACTTCTCCACGAGTTCATCCGTGAGGGGTTCATCATCCAAGCGAATATGCCCCCATTTGCCACTGATAGACTCCAAATCGTAAGGTTCATTGACTCGACCGCGGAATCGAAACATGTTCTTGTATCTGTCTCGAAACCAATTCCAGAGCGTGAGTCGAGACGGACCCGAGGTCAATAAGCGTTCGAGGTCTTCAAAGGTCGCGATGCCGTAAGGCGCGTATGCGTCGAGAATTTGAGTCAGCATGTAATGCAAGTCGGAGAGAAGCGGGTACAAGTGATTATGATGGGGGAGCTTCTTCAGCATGAGGTCGCCGGTTGATGCCGCGAAACCTTCGGCAATCCAGTCTTCGAAACCACCGACTTCCATCATGTAGTTAAGCTTCCCAATCGCGACTAGGAGCTGATGCTTGGCATCATGGTCGCGAAGAACGTCGGGGAACTCTCGGTCTTCGTTCTCGGGGGCGCTGAGTTTGTCATGAAAATCCGACCACACGCGGTCAAAGGTCTCATTTCCTGTGGCGGCACCCCGCTTGAATAAACGAGCGTCACGGGGCACTTCGAAGGAAATAAGGACGGGAAGTCTGGAAGCTGTACGAGCAACGATAGGGTTCAGGATTTCAAGACTGCCCGCACCTGTTTGAACCGCCATATCAAGGCATTGTTGGCACAAAGTCGTCAGGAATCCATGCCAGCGAACTCTAGCCGCGGACGGGATATCGCAAGCCCGATTCTGATGATACGGGCACTCTAGGTTCTCGCACTCGCACATCTGCCGCATTACTTGCGTTCCTTAATGCTTCTCGCTATTTGTTCAATCTCGATTTCAAGTGGGAGGAAATCGCTGTCGAGGATTGTAGCCGCTTTGCTGAATTCGGCTTCTTTGTCCGTAGTCTCGGCTTCATGCGTGTACGGGCTTCCGGGTCCCATCCAGTCATCCATGATGACCTTGTGCTTGATAGCGCCGGGGAAAGCCGGAGTCGCGACCCATGAAGCCTCGACGAACTTAACGCCGCCATTCGGGAGTGTCTTGTGACCGCAAAGCTCGGCGATACGACGGAAGATTCCATTAGCGTCGGGGATGAATTGACCCTTTTGGAAAGCGAGGTGATTGCAATACGCGCCTTGGTCATTGACGCGAGCACCGCAATAGGAGCAAATCACGAGGTCAGTCACGCACCCCATCGAGAGGTACTTGACCGTGTTCTTGCGGATATCTTCGACAAGCTTGACGTGCACGATATCGGTTGCAACCAAGATGTCGCAATAGTAGACGTAAGTCCCCTCGTCGCCGACATTGACCTTGCGGAGGACGGCATCCAAGATGTGACCCTTTGCGTACTTGCTGTTCTGGAAGTGCTCGACGAAGTTGAAGGCACCGACGAATGACTTATGGCTGAGCTTCAAGACCTCGTTCGTCCATGCGTCATCGTTGTTGTTCACCAAATGCGAGCACTCGGGCTTGATGAGATGGTCATCGGGGTCTGGTTCGGTCATGACGGAAGACATGATGGTGCAGTGCGAGAGCAGATAGCGGGTGTTGTTCGCGGCGAGCTTCTTCACAGCCGCCGTCTTGATGCCGGTGAAAACAGGCAAGCCGACATGCATGCGTTCCCAATCCGTGATGTTCACGGTCGGGTCTTCGAGGATTGCGTTTGAGTATTTCTTAAATGCCATAGTTGCCTCTACATAGAATCCTGTATTAGTTCGGTAACTGTTGTCCTTCACGCTTCGGCTCTTCGTAAGAAGAGGGCTGAGGAGGTTCGCCAGCGACCGTATCCCAACCCTGAATCGCGGTCTCCAGTTCTTCATGTATGCTTTGGAGCTTGGTCTGGAGTTCCGCCGAGAAGTTGCGGAAGTGCTCACCTGTAATGAGGTAGTTCAGATTCGCACGAATAGACTCCAATTCGTTATACGCCTCAGCGTTGGGACGGTTGGCGTGCATCGTGCCGACTTTGGCAACAATGCGATTCCGCGGGTCGAAGAGCGCGTTCGCGTAATCAGCTCCCATTTCTTCCCACGCTTGGTCCATTGTCCAACCGTTATCTTGAGCAATTTGTTGAGCATCCGGACTGGACATGAAGTGTTTCTTCGCAATACCTTCCTGCTCTTGGACGATATTCAGCCAGTACGCATCAGGGTCGGAAGCAAAGAGGCGACCGAATTCTTGAGGAGAAAGTTTATCTATTTCTGAAAGAAGCTCGGCGCGAAGCTCGTCTGAAATCCCATTTACAAAATCCTCAGTTGTGTGGGCGCTCAACATTCTCAAAAGGTTGTTCGTCATATTAACAATGGTTCTCATTCTTGGTGAGAGTTCTGTGACATAGACCTCGCCTAAAACCGACACCAGAGCCTCTCTCTCCGGCTTCTCACCCCCGCGAGCGAACTCCTCCACTGTAATAGCATCCAATTTGTCAAGATACTTCACCAAAGCGGTGATTAGCCGCTGTTCCACGGTTTCTTTTGCGCTGAGTCGGCGTTGCGCCAATTCCTGACGCAGGGGCACGTGCCCGGTCGCGGGTGTCGGACCCTCCATCTTTTTCTTGTCTTCCTGACGGTCATCCACGACGGGGTTATCGACTTCATTCTCATCGATGTGATGACGCTGGTCGTATCGAGGCGGCAGGACTTGAGTCGGCTCATAAAAATTGACAGCCTCATCGCCGCGAAGACCACCTATCTTTGCGACAATGGACTTTCTTCGCGTGGGTTTATACCCCGCGCCGCGGTCTATTCCGATGAGCTTCAATTCACTTCCCGGCACGACTTGAATCTCATTTTCATCCGGATTCGCCATATTAGCGATGAGAGTCTCGCCCCAATTTACATCCTTTGGACCCATGATTTGAGCTTGAACCATCACTAATTTCCCATGACCACCACCCGGACCCCACAGGGAACTTCCGCCGAAATAAGCATCGGCACTGTCAGCATCCGTACTCCAGTAGATTCCCGCGTCATCGAGGTCGAGTCTGTCCCCGGGAGGCAGTTCCACAGCTCTATACACAGTGAGAGGGAACTCCAAGGAATTGAGGCGCGAAACCCAGTCCTCATAACTGTATTCCCGAGCTTCATAGTCTTCAGGTACCCCGTACTCCTGAACATACTCTTCCCATGAAGGAAACTGGAAATAAGCAGCTTTTTTGGTGAGGAGGGAGTTTTTCCACCCCGCTGTTATCTGGACCAAGTCGTTTCGCTTCGCATGCAAAGCGGCAGCACGGGGGAGGACGCCTTCAGGAAGACTGTCGTCCATCCACTGGAGATTGCTGTCCCCGTCTTTTTCATTTTCGGCACAACATGCATTCGGGGTGACGTGCATCCCCCAGAAAGAGCACCAACCGGGGCGACCCTGACCATCAGCCGATTTTGCTTTGGCTCCGTACTCGCATCGCTTGCAACCGAACCCCTCGGGACGTTCCTCGTAACCGGCGTCTTCCTTGCTGAGCTTTTCCTTCATGGGAGCCTGAATCTCGGGGTCCCCCATGTGGTAGAGGCGGCAACCACCGGCTGCAAAGCTTATCTTCCCTTCGACACGCAGGCATTCGTCAAAACCACGCCGCATATCGCATGTTCCACAGAAATAATTTCCCGAAGGGTCATAAGGCTTAATTTCATCCGTGTTGTCACTCGCCTCCGCATATTGCGCCCATTGCTTGACTTCTTCTCTCACATGAGCTTCGTGCTCTTCATCGTATTGCCCTGTGTCGGGGGTGTTCCCCTCCCCTTTTTCCTCGCCCTCATCATGAGCCGCTTTAATGCTCGGCTCCTTGGAAATAGCTTTACCTTTTTCCGTAAGCTTACTCTCCAGTACTTTCTCGGCTTTATCCAGTGTTCCCGCCAACTGTTTCAATGTTGCCTGACCTCCTTCGACAAACCATCGAGAAAGGTCATTACGCTGGTGCACGATATTTAGAATGTGGTCAATAATTTGAAGCTTTTCTTCCGCAGATTTACTCTCCAGAAGCTCCCCTACCCCCTGCTGAAGAGCTTGCATCGCGTAATCACTAATTCTCCAACTACCGTGCTCATCCTCAAAAAAGCTGTCATCTTGTTCAAAATAGTCATCGGGGAGTCGTTCTTCCAAAAGACTGTTTGCGAACCCAGTTGGGGACGTAGATGTGTGCCCCGTTAAAGTAGTATTGACATCAATCTTGTAAACGTTCTGAATGACAATACTCGCGATTTGGTCAATACCTTTTTCATCGCGAACAAACCCCAGCTTCGCGTAATCATTCCAAATCTTTTTCAGACGAGCCGCGGGAATCAGGGTCCACTTCTGACGATACCCTCTCTGGCCCAAATGAGCCTTGTATTCGTCAATGATTTCAAGCGCCGTTTGGTCGCGACCCTCAATGTATGTTTCCGCAGTAGAATCGAGGAACGCTGTCTTCGGTTGCTGTGAACCTTTATGATGCAAAATATCGAGTTCGCGCCGAAGCTCCGCCTCACGAGCTTCCGGCTCTTGCCATTCCATCAGATAATCTGTGTCGCGTTCCAGTCTATCTGCAATCTTTATCGCATGACTCACGTATTCGCTTGGAACTTCAGAACCGTGTTCGAGTAGAAATACGATGACACCCAAATAGTCTTGACCTGCACTCGGACTCTTATCCCCGGAGCCATCATCAAGGTTGGAAAGGAGTGAAGTCAGATTCTCGTCCGGAATCGGCTCCTCAAAGCCTGCGGTCTCGTCTCCTTTGGGACGATAGCGGTCGAGGATGTCATGAACAGCGTCACTATCCCATGAACGATTTCCCCAATGACCGGCTTTCTTGAACAAAGGGTTCTTCCAACTCCCATAACGCACGCTCTCAGGCTCAGTTCCCATCCCGAGACCAAACGGATGCCAATAGTTCTTGTCAGGTTCATCAACCTTAGTTGCGAGAGCATTAGCGGGACTCTCTTCCCCTGTGCCACGCTCGCCGATGTCTCGTTGTTGGTCTGTCGCCGACAAGGGGTCGTTCATCTGACGGAATTCTTCCGCGACAGCAACTTTAGCGACGTACTTATCGTTTTTCAATGTCGCTTTGTTTTCTTCCACAAGGAAATTCCAAACGCTTTCAGCGCCCGGACTCAATGCTTTATCAGAGACAACGTATTGCACCCCCTGTCTTTTTGCGTAGTGAAGAAATGCGTCATAGAGCTTTTTTCCGTACCCCTGACCTCGATAAGCGGGGAGAACATAACTGTCCACGATTTCAAATGCTTTTCTCGCCGAAAGACTATGGTATCCAATTGCCCCAACCTCTGAATCTCGTAAAAACATAACAAATGATTTATCAGGGGTTCGCCCCTCGTACTCTTTTGCCACGGGGTCAGTGATACGAAATGCGAGACCCGCGGCAGTCTTGCTAGCATAGGTATCGAGTTGCGGGCGTGGACGTGGTTCCAATGGCTTCACAGTCGCGGTGGGCGGATATGGTAACATGGTGAGGCGCAGTATCGCCACCGGCTCGTATTCATCATAGAGGTCAAGAGCGCCGACACGGAAAAGCGAATTCTCTTCTTCATGACTCAGGGGTCCAAAGAGTTCCGCGACCCGCTGTACAGCCGCCTGTTTCGAGTCTACGAAATAGACCCCCTTGTATTTCCCACTTGGTTCGAACACGTACAGTTTCCAATTCGCGTCCCGCTTCGTGAGCACTTCGGAATCAGCGGCGGTTCTAGAGGCGTGTCTGTCCCATGGACGCCCGAGAATCCGAGTCATATAAGCTTGTTCCCCCGCGTCTGCGAGTGTATTCAATCGGTCTGCCTCTGCAACCAAGGCGGTTCTTTTTTGACCGGGGCGAATTTTACCTGCTTGAGAACGTAAATCCCATGCCTGAGTTCTTATTTTTTCGGCGGCTTCACGAGTTAATTCACCCTCTTGCGGGTCTGCGTCAGATGCTACCTTGACGGTGATACCCATGGTTTCGAGTATTTTCTCGGCGGAGATGGCGACACGATAGGCGTCGTCATCATTACAATTCGGGATGGAATTCTTGGCTTTATCGGTAAGGATGCGGCGAAGCTCGTCCTTGGGAAGGACGCTATGACCGTAACCAGCGGAACCGTATTCGCGGTCGTACTGATGCGCGAACTCGTAAGCGTAGTGGACAATCTCGTCCGCTCGCAAATTCGCTTGTTTAAGAAGATTGCTGCCCATAGCCCCTCAATCAAGAAGGCGGGAGGAGCTAGCCAATGCTTGTCCCGCCCTCAAAGTATTACTGAGTGAAGAGGAGCGAACGGCCTGTGGCGTCGCTGGAGTTGTTACCCGAGTCAATGAACTCGCCGTAGACGGAGCCAGATACGTCGAAAATGTCTGTGAGGGTGATGTTGCAATCCTCAGCCACCGCTGCCTGCTCCACAGCATAAGCCGTGTTGTAAGAGTTCATCCAGCAACCTTCGTAGACGGTTGCGACCGCGAACAGCCCCGAATTGCCTGTGTTATTGAGTCCGCCCTCGTTCGGGATGTCGGCAACCGTCGCCTGCCCGATGTTCGGGTCTTGGGATGCCAATTGAGAGAAAACGATTTCGGTCTTGATGTCAAACGGCCACTTGTGGTGCTTCAGTGAACGCACGGCACCACTGACGCCCGCCTTGTAGCCCATCATCTGCATCAAGTTAGCGAGGTACAGGCATGTGCGGGTAATCGCAAGCGTTGTCGGCGCAGTGACACCCGGCACGAGTTCAGCCACTTGGTCGCCGTAGCCGAGTCCGCGAACGGTGTCGATGTTCTTGCTCTCAGTCACGGAGAACGAGGAAGTCACACCCAGCTTCACGAACTTACCCACGTCAACCGCGGGTGAATAAATCTTGAATCGAGACGAAATCACGGTCTCTGTTTGTCCCGAAGTTCCTTGGCGGTAAATATATCCGCCCTGTGCGCCTACTCCAGCCATATGTTCCTCCCCCTTATTCAGGGATTACTAAATCGTTTGCTGAATTTCGTTATTCAGCGGCGACAAGCGCCAGCCCGCCCGTGCTCGCCTTCTTGCCCTTGTCGAGCGCCTTCTCCTGCGCTTCTTCTTCCGCCTGAGCCTGCATCTCGTGCTTGTTGAGCACCTTCTTGGCTTCAGCGAATTTGTTCTTCGAGTCGTAAATAGACTCGACGGCATCCCGAATCGCAGCCGCGGCATTGACGGCGACGAGCGGCTTCGCGTCGAGATAGAGTTCGCCAAGCTTCTTTTCGAGTTGCTCCGCGGTCTTCAAAGCCTTGGAAATCTCGGAATCAGCCTTGGCTTGCTTCTCCATGTCTTGAGGGGACTTGATGGTTGCCACGCCGTCGCCCGGGTGAGAATCATGCTTTTCAGCCTGTTCAACGCCTTCGCGCTTCCCGTGAGCTTCCCCGATTTCCGGAACTTCATGGGGTTGACCCTCGACTTTGTTAAGCGTGTCTTCGTTAACGGGAGGCACACCGGCAGACGTGGCGGCAAACTTTGACTTCAGCACCGAGAGGCGTCCGCGACGAATGAGGAATGCCGCCTTATGCGGGGTGTAATCTTGTTCCTGCATCCAGTGAGCGAGAACATTCGCCTGCGGGGCAGGCATTCCGGCGGATTGCATGACGCCTGTCGTCTCTTCCCAGCCAGCAGGAGCCGCATCGGCAGCGCCTTCATGGGATTCGTTGTAGGAATTCCATGCGACCGCCCATGGGTTGTCGATTCCGGGTTCCTTCTTGAGCGCCTTCACTTGGTCCTCGCGTCCCGGAGGCGCGACAGCGGTCTTCTTCGAGGCAGCCTTGGGCGCACCTTCAGCGGGAGCGGGTGTCATCGGGCGATTCTTGAGTTCTTCCGCAACCTGTTCGATAGCTCCGAGGATGGCGGGATTCGTCTCCCAAGCTTCCACTTTGGTCAGAGCTTCGGCGACAGCCGTCAAAGCTTCTGTGGGAAGATTTGCGAAAGAGTTGCCCGCGGTCGGAGGCGCGACGGGCGCAGGAGCGGGAGCAGCGGCGGGTTCAGGCACAGCTTCCCCGGTAGGCAGAGGTTCGGTAGGAGCATCTCCAGCCACGGCTTCCGGCGCGGCGTCGAGCATCTCATCTTCTGCTTCGACGACCTTTCTCTTACGTGCAAACAATTTTGAACTCATAGGTGCACCCTTTTCTTCAGCGTTCTTCGATGCCAGACGGCCCTTGTGGTCGGTATCCGTGTGGTTATCGAGTTCCTCTTGATTCTTGAAACCACCATGCTCACAATAAGGGCACGAAAGATGCCCAATATTGGCGGTTCCCGTCTTCGTACTCGCTAGACTCCGAACCTCTTGTCTTACAGGAGCCTTCGCAGGCGCTTGGACTAAATCCTGAGCCGGTCTGGAAATCTCATCCTTCAGAGCCACGACTCGGTCCACAGCAGCCTTTAATTCAGCAGCCACATCCGGATGCGAAGCATCGTCATAGAAATCCGGGTCGCTCTTCTCGCGAGCATACGGAGCTATGTCGTTGTAAAGCTGCTTCAATTCTTTCGCTCGGGGGTCATCATGCCCTGTTAGAGCAAAGAGCGCCCGAATCTCGTATAGAGCCTGATTCAAGACCCGCTCGGTGACGAGCATCGTCGCTTCGCGATGACGTTGTACCAGTCTCGATGCCATCTTACACCGTAGTCGGAGGAATCTGCGGTAGCACGACTTGGCTACGCAAGATGCCCATCGCGGCTTGGATACGCTGTACCATGATGGCTACCCACGCGGTCGCGGCTTCGTTTTGTCCAGCTTCGTCTGCGACAACGCAATCCGTGGGTCCCAACATCGAAATCCCAGCCTCACAATGCTCGCGATGACGATTGGCTTCGAACCATGTCGGCGTCACAGGCTGACCCGGAGGCGGTGCGGGCACGGGAGGCAATCCCGTCAAAAATCGTGCGATGTAGTTCTGCATCTGCGTCGTGATGCCGACATTCAGTTCTTGCGACTGGAAGCCGAACGTGAATGACGGATTATTGGGGTCAACGAGCAGCTTCCCCGTATAGTTCACAATCGGGTCCCCGAAAGCAGCAATCTTTTGCTTGTCTGAGGCATCAGTCGAGTCACCGACGAATGTCGCTGTCAGCGTGACAAGGATGACGCCATTCGATTGCGTCACTGTATTCGAGACTCTCATCGTTGCTCCAAAGTTAGGGGGCGGTCACCCGCCCCCATGAAATTATGCCCCCGAACCTGTTCCCGTCTGTCCGGAGCCAGTTGCGGAACCAGACGAAGAGACCGAGGACGAAGTGACCGTGAACGTGACACCGATGTACAGCAACGTGAACACAGGCTGGAACGTGACACTGATATCCACAGTCGTGGGGTCGAGTGGGTCTTGCTTGACCTGTGGAGCCGTGTAACCCTGAATAATCTGGGCATCCACGAGGGACTTCAAGCGACCGTTGCATACGACCTGAATCGAGCCGAGAATCGAACCGATGAGCTTACGTCCGATGAACTGCTTCAAATCGGAGCGGAATTGCTGGCACACGTAATCCGTAATCGTGGTGCAAGTCGGTTCCGAAGTGATGATGTTGCTCGGGTCCGTGCTCTTGTAGTGACGAACTTGGAGACCGCCACTCTGTTCGATGAGGAGCGTGACGCCATTGGCTGCCATGAGGTCCATCGTGGGGTCGTCCAGACGTTGCAGGATGCGGGAGAAACCAACCACATTCTGGTTCGTGAGTGAAGTCGCCACGTCGTTGGCTGGATTGCAGTTCAAGCCTGCCATCGCGGCAGCGGGGAAGCAACCTTCGACCGCGTACTCGATGGCAACGCCTGTCGTCGGGTTCGTGATTTGGATACCGAAAGCGAACGGTGCGACCAAAATCATGCGTGCGTTCATGAGCGCATTCGCGAGTGCGGACGCCGTTTGCGGAGTATCGTACAAGCTCATGCCCACGAAACCGATGGCTTCGCCCTTCTGACGGGGTGCCGCCTGCGTCGTCAAGAAGCGGCTCAGGTATTGCGCGACCGCATTCGAGGTGGACAACGGGCAGATGACGTTGACCTTGTTCTGAGTTCCGGGGAGCGCCATCGAAAGTGATTGGATAGCAGCCTCGTAATTCGCATCCGAAGCCACGTTCTGACCCGGCTGTTGCGGGACTTGGATACACCCGAACTGTTGAGCGCCGTTACCCGTCAGGAGTTGGACTCCCAAGGACAAACGGTTGACAGTGTTTGGCGGACCATAGGCCGCATAGGCATCAGCGGGGTTCGTGTAGAGTTTGAGCGCCATGTCAGCGGGGGTCTTGTTGACCGTGTAGCTCACGTAGTAGTACTCGCCGACATTGGGTTCGTTGGCGTCGCCCTTGAATGTGCTAATCAAGGCGGTGTCGCCAGCCGTGGTGCCGAATGTGGTCTGGACGATGACGCGCAACCCACCGATGTTGATGATAGGCGTGACACCCGTGACAAAAGGTGCCGTCTGGGAGATGTTGAACGTCAGCGTGTCACCCGGCATGAAGTTGTATTGCGGCGACGGCAACTGCGTGTAGCCGTAATGCAGAGCTTCGGCGGGGTCCACGATGGTGAACTTGACTCCTGTGCGGAGGTCGATATAGGTCTGCCCCAAGTAGCCATTGGCTCCTACGGGGACGATTTCCGGTCCAAGGGTCTTCCACGTAATCGTGTTGTCCACCGTTGTGGCACCCGTTGTGGTGTTCCACGAAGGCGCGGTCGCGCCGGACATGCCAGCATTTTGTGCTTGGATGATGTAGTTGACGGCGGTGACGGTGATGCTTACGATTTGACCAGCCTTGTAGGCTGTGTTAATCGCCCACGGCACGGACGCGTTCACGTTCGCGGTCGCGGGGGTCGTCGCTTGTCCGGTTCCACCTGCGGAAGCGATGCTGGAAGTCACCAAGAAACGGTTCGCGTAATCCACGGATGCGCCGTTGACACCCCCCTCAAAGTAAGAGAGAGGCAGTGCGGTCGCGAGCGTAGACGGGCTGGAACCCGGGGTCAGAGTGACTGTGATTTGACCCGCAAGCGGAGTCGAGACAACATTCGGGCTGGAGAACAACGCGATGATGTCACTCAGCTTCCGAGTCCCGGTTGTGCCAACGATGTTGACGAAAATGAGTTCCGCACTTGCAGGCGCGAGACCATTGGAGGTCCACACAACAGTGCCATCCGGGGACGGCGTAGAGTGTGTGCCCGCGGTTGCGCTGAATGTCGGTATTGTTCCGCCCGTGGTTCCGGCACTGGTTACGACTTGGATGCTGAGTGTGCCCGGGTCATAGATAGCATCCCCGACTGCGTAAGCAGTCAAGGCTTGCCATTGCGCGAGCGGAGCCGTGAAGAGCAGCGGCGTCGCGCCGGAGAAGAACTTTGTTCCGCTATAGACCGGAGACGAGCCGTAAGTGCCGACTGTCGAAATGGGTTCGAGTGCATTGCTGACAAACGTCAACCCCGTGACCCCATTGGGAGCCGTGAAATCCGGACCAATGACGCCAATCTCAGTCGCGGTGAAGAGCAAACCACTGGTTGACGGGAAGATAACCGTGTCCGTGGCTTGCACAGGGGGATTCGTGGGCAGATGGAGGTCGTCGTCTTGGAACGTAATCGTGACGGTTTCCGTCTGGTCGTTAGGTTCCGCGTCGAGGTCCGGGAAGTTGTTCGGCCACACGATGCCGGTCTGAGCAAAAGGACCGGACTGGAACACGTGAGCAACGCCTATCGCCGTAGACGGGACAACCTGATTAAGTTCATTCTTGACAGAGTACGTTCCCTGCCCGGGGATGCCCGGGTTCACGACGGTGAGTGTGAACGTGTGGTCATTCAATTGCGAACGGTAGTAAGACGCGTAAACGTTATTGCCCAATGCAGGCGGGTTGTAGAGCACAACCGTGGCGGATGCGCCGTCAATGGCTGCAATCCGGACAGCACCGGCTTCCAACGCAGTCACGGGGTCCGGTCCCACATAGACAGCGATGGGGAATGTTTCGAGTGCGGGCACCTGTGGACGTGCATACGCAGGGTTGCCGAGCGGACGAGCCAGACCACTGCCGTCCACGGGCACATCTTGGAGTACAAAGCTTGCATTGACGCCGTTCACAGAGCCGGAAGCTTGACGGAGCCAAACTTGTTCATCCACGAGTGTGGTCGTGATTTGGGTTGGACCGAAGGTCGCGCTCGAAAGTGGATTCGTGGAACCAGCGGCGGTGTCAGCATTTGCACCCCAAGCAATCTGAGTGCCGCTCTGATTGAGTTCAAAATCTGTGCCTTGGATGAAGTCCGAACGGTTGGGACCGAGTCCGACTTGAGAAATAGTCGCGACCGTACCCGGCAGGATATCGCTCGTGTACTGGTATTGGTTGATGTAGTACGTGATGGTGAGCGTGGAACCCGCCGCGACACCGGACAGCGGCACTACGACGCCGTCCGTCGCGAGAGTCACGAGACCTCGCTGACCATTAAGAGCAGAAACCGTGGCTTGATGACCGTTTACGAGCACGGTGACAAGCGCGGGATTCGTGGTCACGACACCGCCATTTGTTCCATCCACGATTGGGGCATAATGGGTTTGGAAAACCGTGTTTGTTTGAGGACCGGCTCCGCCACTGAAAGGCGTGGGGGACAACGTGGTCGTCGAAGTTGCACCGGAACCGGTGAGAGTCACCGTGAGGTTACCGTATGCGGTTGGAATCCCCGCGGTCACAAGTGAGACGATGTCCGAGAAAGGACGGAATGTGTTGCCCGGAGTACGAATATTGATGCTGATTGCGGTCGTGCCTGCACCACTGACTGCGAGTGCATCCGAGACCCCATGACCGCTACCGGGGTCTACGAAAGCGAGTGTGACATCATTGCCCAAGTCGCCGGGAATCGAGAGACTGAAGGTCAATTGATTCGGCAGTGTGCCGTAGACGAGAGTCGCGAAGGTTGGGATTTGCGCCGAAAGGTCTTCGTTCGTGATGAGGGTGTCCGTGCGCTTGAAATAATAACTGACGTGGAGGTCATTCCCCAAGGGGATGAGTTCCTGCGTAATGAATTGCCCCGAAGCTCCGGTCAGACTCACGACGGTGAGAGGAAGTCCTTCTGAGGTAACAATGATTTTGCTCGGGTCGTTGGTGACGACGCCCTTCCCGGTGCCATCCGTGACGGGGAAGTACGTGACTTGGAATTGATTCGTCAAGCCCGTTACTTGTCCCGAAAGGTCTTCATCCACGACTTGGTTGTCCGCGACTGCGGAGGAACCGCGAATGAGTTCGGCATTGTTGAAGGTGAAATACTGCAAACCTTCACCGATAAGCACAGGGATGCGTGCGTTGCCGAAGAGCGATTGTCCCGCACTCTCGATTTGGACACTGGTGTAAACACCCGGCTTTGCGTATGACTGGAAAAGCGCCATGGTTACTCCCTCACGACGGAGAATTCAATTTCAATAAGAGCATTCCAAAGTCCGAAAATCGTGAAACTTGTCGCCCGAAGCCCTACTTTTTCACGAGTTTAGCGTCTCTGGGTGTATCCGCCTTTGCTTCGATACCCTTCACTAAAGTCAACTTCGAGTCGGCGGGCAGCGGTTTGAACTCGTTGAAAGCCGTCATCGTCAACCCTGTGACTCCCGCTTCTTTCCGAATCTTGTCCCGCTTCACCTGCCGCTCATGGATGGTTTCCCACCGTTTGGCGGCATCCCGACCAACTGCAACATCAAAAGAGGCATTATCAGAATTCTCGGTGCCGAGTGCAGGCGGGGTCAGGATGACCTGCACAGCTCGACCCCCGCATTGAGGGCACTTCTTCCACTCGGGGCGGTCCTTGTGACTCGCGAGCACGAGTTCTTGCACGAAGCCGCATTTTTCGTCCTGACACTGGTAATCGTATTTCATTACGCCACCCAAGGAATGAATTGGAATGTCCGAAAAGCTTGCGCTCTCGGAGTCAGGCTTAGCTTTCCCGGATATCCGATGACAGTCGGCGTCTGCTCGATTTCAAAGCTGACCAAACGCGTCACCAACGGGATAAAGACCTTCCAATCCGCCATCGCGGAAACCCCGAGTTCATAGGAATACGTGGGGGCGGTGCCACTCGGGTCCCGCTGTTCCCCCCGGTGGCGGCGGCTGCACTTAAAAATCGAGATTCCATCCGCTTCCATGTTCGTGCGCCCTTGGACGAGAAGCCAATGTTTGACCATCTCCGAGAGTTCTGACGCGGATGTGAGGTCATTGGACTTGAACTCAAGCACGAAGTCGATATTTTCTTTCGAACCGTAGACAGCGTATGTTTCGGTAAAAGTTGGACTTACGATGATAGCAACTTGGTCTTCGGGAACAACGAGGTCACCAACGGCAAGCCACAAGCCGGGAATCACATCCTTGTTCATGTCCATCTTCAGGGCTTTCCGCTTGACTTGCGCTTTCATGATTCCGTGTTCATCCGGCATCAAGGCGTTGATACGGGCTTCCCATCGCGCCCATTGTCCCGGTCCCAAAAGAGTGGGGAAAACGAAGCTCGTGCTCCCATCCGGGAATTGGATTTGAGTCACGGTCGTGAAATCTCCAGCGGAGGTTGAGGTGAAGACTTGGTCCGGAGTCAGACTTTCTCCGGGTTGGAGAACGATGCTCAGATAATTTTCTGGATTTATGGACGCCCATGAGAGCGAAGGGTCCTCTTGGTACAGCCCCACGGCATAAAGTGTTGAACCCATGGGAGTCGATGCCGAGACTTGGATGAATGCGGGTCCATTGTAATATGTGTAATCGATGTTCGACCGCAACACGTACCCATTCTGGTCTTGGAAACTAAGCTCCACAGCATCCGTGGGCACGGAAATAATTTGCTGCCCACCGGATGTCGATTCGCAAATGATTTTGCTCAATGGGCGCACGACCCAGTAATCGATGTTTGGCGTCAAGATTTGATTCGAGACCGAGTTTGTGACAATCAGGAGATTGATTGGCGTGTAGAGAATCGTGTA